TCTCAACGTTCACCAGTGTCTGCTTGACGATGTTACCGGATGCGATGTAGTCGCTGCCGCGCGTTGCCGCCACGATGCCGCCCGAGCCGTTGCCCTTGATAAGAGAGGTGGTGGATGGGACAGACGGGATAACTGTCGTGTCTGGAAGTGCGCCTACTTCAGAGGCTGTATAACTCGGCTTTGTCGCCGCCTTTGCCCACTCAGGCACGGTCGGGTCGGTTTCCTTGTAGCTTTGCAAAGCGCTGTCCGCCTTGCCGAGAGACGTCTGCACGTCGGATGCGAGGTCGGATTTAGCGACTGTGCTCTTAAAAGCCAGACTGCCGAGGTCGCTGAACCACTTTGCGATTTTGCCAAACAGCACGGAGAGCTTTTCACCCGTCGCAACATTTGTGCGGGTGGTCGCCGCCGTGAACGCCGCCGTGACGTTACTGCCGTCGCCCGTCTTGTCCAGCTTGCCGGAAATGTCCTGATGCTGTGTCAGATAGCCGCTGTCGTTGGTGAGTTGAGAGGTCTTTGTGGGGATTTTGGCGCGGATGTCGGGGTGCGCTGTCTTGTCCTCGTTGTGCGCCTTGATTTGCACGGATACGTCCGGCGTAGGGATTTTACCAATAGCGTCATCAACGTACTTGTACACATCCGTCCGCTTGCCCCGCGGGTCGTAGACGCTTGCGAGCATATCGCCAGCACCTTGACCGTTCGCCCCGTTATAGACCTCGAAGTCAAACGTTGTGCCGTCCGTCAGGGTGATGGTATAGACATCGCTTGTGCCGGGGGCGTGTGTGCCGCTCTTGAGCTCGATGCCGGAAATGCCGTTGCCGGTTGCACCCCGCGGGCCGGGAGCGCCAGTGTTGCCGCGCGGCAAGCCGAAGACGAGCTTATAGACGTTGTCCACAAGGGACTTCGTCACCGTGGCGGGCTTGCCCGTCTCAAGCGTCACCGCCTCGACGATCATGTTGACGATGGCGTCGCGTGCCGCCTGTGCGTCGGTCTTTGCCGTCTCCGCCGCAGACTTGGCAGATGCCGCGTCCTCGGCGCTCTGAGCGGCCTGTGCCGCTTTCTGCCCAGCAGAGGTCGAACTACCCGCCGCCGCGTCCTTTGCGCTCTCAGCGGCTTCCCGTGCCGATTCTGCCGCCGTTTTAGCGTTCTGCGCTCCGGCCTGCGCGCTCTCCGCCGCTTTCTGCGCGTTGGCCGCAGCGGTCTGTGCATCCTTTGCCGCCGTCTCCGACTTTGCCGCATTGGTTGCCGCCGTCTGCGCGGCCTGCACCTTCTCGTCAACGCCGGTCGCAGATGCAGCGGCAGCAGCCGCAGAAGATGCCGCCGCCTTTGCGGAAGCATCCGCCGCAGCAACCTTGTCGTCGATGCCCTGTGCAGCGGTCTCTGCTCTGGTTGCGTCCTTCGCCGCAGCATCAGCCGATGCCTTGGCGTTGTCGGCATATTCCTTTACGCCCTGCACCTCTGCCGCAACAGAATCTTTGGCATACTGCACGACCTGCGAGCCTTTCAGCTTTTTCGCTGTGCCACCCTGCTGCAAGACGAAAAGGTCTTCGCCCGTGATCTGTAATGCTTGGGTGAGGTCGGTAATTGCTTTATCAGCCATCCTCTACCTCGCTTTCTTCGGGTGCTTTCGCGGGCGGCTCTGCGGGGACGTGTACCGCTTGCTGGTCAAGCCGCTCGAGAATCGCATACGCCTGCCGCAGCTCGCTTTTGACCTTTGCCATCTTCTCCGCGTCGTTCGCGGAGATCATCACCGTAGACAGCGTATTAAATGCGCTGTCAAGGATCTGCATTGCCTGCTTTGTCATAGTGCCTCCTTATCCCGACTCCCACCAAGAGTCGGTGTAGATTTCTGCGTTGTAGGGTCTCCACGTGTCCGTGTAGATGTACGGCGTATACGCTCGCCACATATCCGTGTAGATGTACACCGCGCCGCCCGTAGTGCCGCCGCCCTCTGTGGTAAACGATCCGCTGTCGGAATAGCTGGTCTCCACCCATTGTTTGAGATCAGTGTCCCAGTAACACAAAACGGCTTTCCAATTGTAGGTTTTTCCGGGGGTAAGCCCCTCGAACGAGTCCGTAAACGTGTTGTTCGCGCCGGAATCCTCGTTCGAGGTCAAGTAATACCCGTACCCCAGAATGCCGGTCACGTAGATCGCACGCGCTCGGTCGTGGTAGCTGTCTCCATAAAACGTGCCGTTGAGAACGGCTGTCGTCGCCCCCGTCGCCGTAACGCTGACGCTAAAACTTGCCATGCGTCACCTCGCTGAACGGAGGAAAAACAGTTTTCCCCAGCTGCCAGCCGGTAAGTTATCTCCGTACATCTGGCTGCCGATATACAGCTCGCCGCCGCCGAGCGACACAATGTTGTTGGACAGCGTGATAAATCCACCGTAGGGGCCGCTGGCCTTTAGGTATACATTGGTCGCCGATTCCAGCTTGATACCGCCATAGAGGGTTTTGATGCCGATACCGTAGTCAACGTTCGTCTCGACAAGCGAAATTTCGCCCACTTTGGTATTGCTGTTTGCCAGGAGTTCTACTGTCTGGCCTCGTAACTTTTGCGCTGTGATAGAAGTGCTGTCAATGTACGTTGCGATCGCATTGTCGACCTCACTTGCGCTCAGGCCCGCGTTGCTGTCAACATAGGTCTTCGTCGCATAGTTCGAGCCGTCCTTGAGATCTCCGACACTGATACTGCTTACTTGGATTTTGTCAGCCGTCAGCGTACCCGTGATATTCGCTGCATCGACGTACAGATTGTCCGTCTTGATGCTGCTGCCATTGATCTTGGTCGTGCCGCTTTCGTCCTTCACCGTCAGGCCGTCCAGCGTGGTCTTGACCTCGGTGTACTTGCCGTCGATACCCTCGACCTTGAGCATGATTTCCTCGCTGGTCTTGGTGATGAGCGAGCGGGTTTTTGCCATGTTGCGCTCGATCTGCCGCTGCGTCGGCGATTTGTACGGGTACTCGTCGTCGATCTCGTCCGCGTCCGGCGCGGAGATGTCCGGCGCGAGCATCGGATCAAACGTCATGTCCAGAGCGATGAGGGGCACATAAAGCCCGTCTACCGTCACCGCGTCGCCAAGCTCCACCGCAGGGTCAAGCAGCGCTTCGCTGCCCTCGTAGCCGATGTGCTTGTAGCCGGAGACTTTGGCGAGGATCGACGCCGCCATTGCATTCGTGCCGTCCGGCTGCAAGGCCGTCAGCGTCCGTCCGGTGTCCGATCCGGACACACCGACCACATCGCCGTTTTCATCGAGCAGCTCGACCTTTGTAATAGGCTGCGACGCAATTCCGGGGGAAAAGTTCGCGAGCCGCCGGCCTAAGTAAGTTTTGTCCATGTTGCCCTCCTTACACGAGGATGCGCACGCCGCCAAAGGTGATGGCGCTGCCGGTCTCCGTCACCAGATAATTCGTCTCTTTTGGCATGGAGTTCAACCCGACCAGCAGCAGTTTCCCTTCATCCGTGATAATCCAGTTTCCAGCGTTGGCAACCGCGATACGCCCAAGCGCTTCGCGTATCGTCATATCGCCCTCGCTGTCCACCGGGTACTGCATCGGGAACGCCGCATCCAATACCGTGCGGCTGTCCACTGTTACGCCCATGCGCGCCGCGATGTCGGCGACCGCCGTCGCCGCAGGCATCGGCCACGTCTCCGCGTCATAGCTGCTGTCGAGCCATGTCTCCTCGGCTTTGAGCATCGCATCATACCCGTGCACACTCAAAACGCCCGTGACCCGGTCGGTCTTGCGCGTGGAAAAGAAAAACACGCCTTTGGGAATCCACTCGCTCACCTGCTCGCCGAGCACCAGCCGCGCAAATACTTCGATTTTTGCCTGCCGTGGAATCGCGCCTTTTGGGTAAAACTCGACGTCGATTTGCCGCGCCGAACAATTCCCAATGCCAAAGGTGGAATACAGCCCGCCATACACTCGTAAGCTGTTTTTTACGATGTCCGCTTGACTATATTCCACCCCCGCAATGCTTAATTTGGTTTCTACACGATGATTCCGGTCAGCAAGCAGTGTTAAGTATAAATCACTTACGCTGTGCATTAAATCTCCCTCAACTGTACCGCGCCTCCCTTATAGCGCCGGTTACCATCCACGCTGACCAGCGCGAACGCGGCTTCCAAGTCGCTTGTTACGCGCATGGTCTTTACTGTGCCCGCGCCGCTATAAGGGTCGGTAAACGTCACGCTCACGGTATCCCCCATCAACGCATTGTAATACGCCGTGGATTCGGCTTCCGTCATCGGGAAAAATGATGTCTCCACAATGTATCTGTCTTTCGAGCGGGCCGCGTGCTCCGTGTCATCCATTGTTGTGATGACCTTACTATAGCTCACCTCGCGACGCACATTGTAAGTGGACACTTTTTCGTGCACATCCAACGTGCCAATTCGTAATGTAATATTCATTTACACCCCCATAGCCCGCTGCATTTGCCGATTGTACTTGCTCACGGATTCGCCGATGATCTTTCCATCAAGGACAGACTGCACGACAATGGTGATATCTCCGTTCCCATTGCCGAGGGAAGATAGCGCACTGCGCATCTGACCTCCGAAAGATTGCTCCGCGCCGATCTGTGCCGTGCCAAAGTCCAGACCGCCAGTGATGCCGCGCTTAATGCTGTCGTACTCGTTGTCCCAGCCCTCACCAAGGCCCAGCGCCATATTCTCGCCGATTCCCGCAAACACGCGGGACGGAGAATGAATTCCGAGTTTGCTTTTTACGCCTGAAACAATTCCAGAAAAGAAACTCCCGACTTTATTCTTGATCCAGCTGCCCATTGCCTTGATACCTTCCCACAGACCCTTCACGATCTGTTTGCCGACATCTACGATGTCGGGAAGCGATGAAACGAAGGTTTTTACAATGGTCGCCATCATGTCAAGCACCGACCGAACGATCTGCGGCAAATTATCAGCAAGGCCGCTGACGATCGCCAATACCATCTTCATGCCCAGCTCAATGACCTGCGGCAGTTTTTCGACAGCATAGCCGACGAATTTCTCAATCATTTCAGGGCCTTTTTCCTGCACCACAACGCCGATGTTTTCAAGAATTCTCTCAACGACCGGCAAGAGATTTTCCGCTACTGTCACGGTGCTGCCCAAAAGGTTCGTAATGAGTTCCGACATGTCGGCGTTTTCATCACCAAGCCCCGTGATAAAGTTTTCATACGCCGCTTTCATCGACGCGATAGAGCCTTGGATCGTCGTGCTGGCTTCCAGCTGCGTCGTGCCCGTGATTCCCATTTCCGTCTGCACGGTATGGATAGCGTCAACGATGTCCGCGTATCTGTCGATGGTGTAATTGGTGTAATTGCCCTGCGCGGCGTTTAAGGCGTTTGCATCGTCCAAAAGACGCTGCATTTCCTCCTTCGTGCCGCCATAGCCGAGCTTCAGGTTGTCCAGCATGGTGTAGTTCTGCTTGGCGAAGCCCTGATAGGCGTTCTGGATGGACTGCATGTCTGTGCCCATCTTATTTGCGTTGTCGCTCATGTCGGTAATGGCAAGATTCGCCTTTTCCGCCGCCGCTGCCGTGTCTCCGCCCATAGATTGCAAAAGCGACGCGGAAAACGCCGTCACGGTGGTCATGTACTCATTCGCGCTCATGCCAGCCGTCTGGTATGCGTTTGCCGCGTACTGCATCACGGTATCGGCAGAAGACTTGAAAAGCGTTTCTACGCCGCCAACCAGTTGCTCATACTCACCGTAGCTTTGGATTGCTGCTTCGCCAATGTTTTTTACCGCACCTGCAACAGCTTTCACGCCAGAAACAATGGCCTGACCGGCAATATTGGCTTTCAGAACGTCACCAAAGCTCAATGCCTTTTCTTTGGTATCCCCAAGGTTTTTATCTACTTCGCTCGTGTCTACGCTGATTTTGACAAATAAATCAAGTAGGTTCATGCTTCACCACCAATCCGCACCGCGCAACTACATCGGCGGTAATCTCTTCGCACGTTCTGTTGTCCTGCTTTTTCGGCTCAATAATGTCCGCGTATCGCGCCTTGATGTAGTTCCCGCCCGCGTATCGCGCCGTGTTTTCGGCCACAATGCGCAGCGCGTCCGTCACATAGAGGCGGTATGCGTCGTTTCTCGCTTTTTCATTGAGCCGAGCCACACAGTATCGCAGGAACGGCTTTATTCTCTTTTGCCCTCGGTATTCTCCTGCGCAGAGCCAGAGGATTTCCCGCTCTGCGCTGAGAGAAAAAGCGTGCCGAATGCTTCATCGGTCAAAAGCTCCGTCGCGTCTCGTATCAGCTTGACGAGGTTCAGCGCGCCCTTGTAGCTCTCCGCGCTCACGCCCTCAATAGAGGCAAGAATTGCGATGATGTCGCCCTTGTGCACCTTGAGCAGCGCAGGGAGCGCTTTTCGCGCCCTCTGCGTCATAAACTCTTTGGCTGTCATGCCATCGGGCAGCTTTTCCCTCCGGAACATTGCGGAAGCCTGTTCGTCCTCCGCAATGTTGGCAATCGGGTCGATGATATCCGCGATGACGTCAAAGACGCGCTCGCCCTGAATGTCGGAAAGTCTCATTTACGCCTCCGCCGTGCCGGCTTTGATGTAGATTTCAAAGGGAACGGTGTCCTGTGCGCTCATGGAATAGTGGCCGGTAAACTCGAACGCAAACTGCCCCTTGGCCTTGTCGCTCGTCTGGAGCTGGAAACCGCCCGTGGAAAGCGCGTTGAGCAGCTTGATAGCGATAAAGCCGCCGTTGGTTTCGCCGTTCTTGTCGGAGTAGTCGCCCACGAGCCAGATATCGTCAAAGTCCGCGTCCTTGAGGTCGTTGCGCGGTGTGACCTTGGTCGTGTCGGTCGTCCCGATGTCCGCCGCGCCGCACAGCCGCTTTGCAATGGCGGTATCGGCATTGACAAATGTACCGGTCATCTTTGCCTCCCACGAATCGAGCTTTTTCAGCTCCTTCATGTTCTTGGGGCAGTTGTCGATATCCTCGCCAAAGTCCGAATAGGTCGGCGTGGCGGTAAAGTTGACGCCGCCGGTTGTTGCACCGATCTGCCCAGCCGCGCCAATGGTTCCGGTCGCAGGGTCAAAGTCAGTCGTTAAGATACCGGCGTTGATCTGCAATTTCTGAAACGCATCCGAAGGAATTTTCGTAAATTTCATGTTGCGTTGTCCTTTCGTCAGTTTTGCGACAGGTATTCCACCGTGATGTTGAGATACCGCCGCTTGATGTTTTTATCGCTCTCGTCCGCGATATTCTGGCACCACGGGGAGCCGCGCTTGAGCCACATCGCCCCGCCGTCATAGGGAACCATGCAGCCGCCCATGCCGATGGCGTCAGAGATTTCCTGCGCCTTTGCGTTTGGTGTCGCTTCGCTCTCGGTGTAATACCAGAGGTTGACCGTCAGCGCAATCTCGCCGCTCTCCCACGATCCTGTGATAAGCTCATAGGTCAGCCACGGGAAAACCGCGTCCTCCGGCACATTAGAGGTCGGATACGACGGGAGGAATTGGGAAAACCATGCGTGGAGCGCCTTATCCTTTGTCATTTCGGCAGCTCCTTTCGCTCCGCGGTGAAGAATTTCAGCGCCCGGATCGTCGAGCCTGCCGACCGCGGCGCAGCCCGTTCTTCCGGGTTTGAGGTCACGCGGTAGGTGTTGCCGGTGGACGTGTCGCGGAAATAGTCGTTGTACTCGATGGGGACGGTCTTGTTGACCAGCGCGGAATACACCGAGGTAACCCCCTCTTTTTCGGCTCTGCGGGCCTCCATCGAGGTGTCGAGCGCCTGATAGTTGAGAAATTCCGCGCCTTCGGCCCACGCAACGATATAGCCGCCTGCGCCGTCCGGCGTTCGCGTCTTTTCCATCAGCACGCATTTGCTTGCGAAATCGTCGAGTAAACTCACGGTTCCACCCCCTTGAGCTTTCGCCAGTCGTTTAACCGGGCTCTAAAAGCGTCCTGCCAGCCGTTTAACGTGCCGCCGTCGCTTCCTGCGCTGCGTTTGGTGTAGGAGTAGCCCCCGAAGCTCTCGCTTTGATACGGGCTTGCAACGGCCTCTCCGTTCTTTTCTTCCCACGCGGCGATATCTTCGGCAAGTGTAATCACAGCCTTTGGCACCGCCAGCGCCCACACCGTACCGGTAAATGTTTCATCCGTCAGGTCAACCGCCGGATACTTGTGCAGGCCATCGTTGAACACGGAACCACAGATGCGGAAATATTGATTGGTCAGGAGAAAGGGCAGCGTAATGCTGCCATTCTCCACGGTAAACACGCCCCTGTGGATATCCACAAGAAACCAGTTGTTTAAGTGCCGCAAGACTTGCTCAAGCATTACGCTGCCCCCCTATCAGGTTTTTGCCGTTACGTCAGCGCTGCCGGACTTGAGCGCATGATAGTTGCCGTCGCACTCAACAACGGTCACCTTCTGGCCGGTCGCAATGGTCAGGTCGCTCTTGCCGTCCCAATCGTTCCAACCGGCGGCGTTGTCGCCGTAAGCGACGGTTGCGGCAGAGGCGCCGGACGTGTACTTATACTTGTTGCCCGCAGCAGCCTTTGCCGGAGACACGGTCAGCTTGGTATCGCCGCTCTTGGATCCAGAGGCAGAGGTGACCGTCAAAGCGCCAAGCGCGCCGTTGTCGATGGTGCCAACGACCACGCCGTCAATGCGCTCGGCAAACAGCTCCATGCCGTTAATGACGGTATCCGATGCGGTCATGTTGGTGTAATCAGGCTCCTCGTGGATACCGATGTAGCCGGTCGCGTCGGTGGTAAAGGTAAAGACCTCCTGCAAATCCGCGCCATTGACGGGGATGTAGTAGAGGACGATGTTGTCCTTTGCCGTGGCGTAAATCTTGCCCTTGGGGACGCTGGCGTTCATGATGAGCGTGCCGAGGCCGAGGAAGTTCTCGACGTAGCTCATGCCGAATGCGGTCTGCACGGTGATGTTGGCCGTAGACAGGTAATCCGCAACGTCCAGCGGATTCATGAAGTAGACCGCGCCGATCTCGTCATCCTCGAAAAGGACCTGCAGATTGCCCCACGCCTGCGCAAGAACAGCCTGGAAGTTCTTACCACTCACCGCGCCGGTTCCGGTCGAGAGGAAGTCAAAGAAGCTCTTGCGAATGCCCTTCTGTACATCCTTGAGCATTTCATCGGTGGTCATTTCCACCGCCTGATCGTAGCCGCGATCGGTGATCGCTTCGGCAGAGGTAGCCTTGCGCCACTTCTTGAGCGTGATCTCTTTGTAGTTCACAGCCTCGGTCTTGTAGTGCGAAAGGGGGATGGTGTCACCCTCGGCCACAACGCCGCTCTCGAGCGTGCCGGTCGCCTTGTAGCTCTTGAGCACAGTTCCAGCCTGCTTGGCGATCTTGCGGGTCACGCCCAGGGCCTCCATCAGCTTCTTGATGGAGTAACCGAACATTTCGGTAAATTCGATCTCGCGCACGCGGGCGAGGTCATTTTTCTTGATCAGATTGGTTTCAGCAGCCATAATTAGCCTCCGTTCTTATTTTCAAAAAGATTGATGTTTGCAGCGATCGCCGCGCGGCGCTCCGACCTGTCCTTGATCTGCATGATCTGGTCTTTAGTCATTGCTCCGCCGCCGGTGTTCGCCGGGGGAGTGGCGGGATTCGCGCCCTTTGTCTGCGTGGTGGAGACCAGCCCCTTGTAAGTGCCGTCTACGAGTGCGTCAAGGCTCTTGGTGTCCTTGATCTTCTCGCCGTCCAGCTCCAATGCGGCCATTTCCTCGCCGCAGCCGCGCATAGCAAGGTCGAGATTCGCGCCGGTGATGTTTTTGCTCTCAAAGTAAGCGCGCACGGCCTTTTCCTTTGCCACCTTGCTCTCCTTTGCCGTGACGTCGGATTTGTAAGTTTCAAAGGCCGAGTGTTCCTTCTCGTACTTTTCCTTATAGCCGCCGTCACCCGCTGCCTTGAGATCATCCAACTGCTTCTGGACGCTGGGCAGCTTCTCCGCGTCCGCCTTGTACTTCGTGAGATCGTCCTTGAGGGGGTCAACCACGCCCAGATGCAGCGCAACCAAGCGATTCTCGATCTCTTCAGTGCAAGCCTCGCCGAGAATATTCCTGATTTCCGCTCTCGTAAATTTCGCCATGTTATTCGTTCTCCTTTTCCTTGGCCCCAATTCTTCGGGGGCGAACGTTGTATAAAAACCGCTGTACCTCGCGGGTTTTACCTAAAACAAAAGAGCCAACCACCGAGAAAAACTCGGTAGCTGGCTCCTATTGCCCTTTTCCGCGCCCTATTACGCGGAAGTTGAATATTTGATTGTCTTTTTTACCTCTAACACGATATACCCGTCGCCCTTGCGCCGGATCTCCGCGTCATTGCCGCGCCGTATAATGGCTTCAATGGCCTTGATGGTCTCGTTATCCATTTTCCAGCTCGCTTTCCAGAATATCCCGATACTGTCCCGCATGGTCGGCGGCAGCGGGCTTCAGAAACGGCTGTGCCTTGTTGCCACGCGTGTAATGCCAATTTCCCTTTGCATCCTGGTACACCCACGGCGTAGGCCGTCCGCCACCGCCTTCGGCGTAAATGCCCGTGCCAAGCTCAACGTACGCGGCGTAAGAATTGTTCGACCCGATGATTGCCGCCGGTTCCTGCTCGTCTATCATATGGGTAATGCTGTTCCGCAAGTTGCCGGTATCAACGGGGCACAGTTTTTTTGCATATCCCTCTGCCACCAGCCCGCACTTTTCAAGCCCGCGCAGCAGCGCCGCCTTGATTTCAGCGGAAACCTCCGCGCTGTGGTCTTGGATTGTAACGCTCATATCAAGAGACTTTAATAAACATTATCATCCGGTGCTTCAATTTCTTCCCCGGACAGTATAGCTTCCTGTGTTTGCTTAATAATTTCCTCATCGGAAGCCCCCATGAACAGAAATGCCGGAAAACCTCCAAACATATCCGCATATGCGCGAATCGCTTCATCTACATTTTTCATATAACCCCTCCTATGATATCGAAGACCATTTTAACTGCGTTAGGGAAAATGCGTTGCATTTGTAAGAACGCTTCTTCGTTCGACGCGGCGCTATCAAGCACCTCTGCGAAAAACTCCCGCTCTGTTGCTCCATCCCTCTTATGGTACTTCACACCGTGACCGATTCCGAGTGGGTACGATTTATTGGTGCAATACTCAAGTATGTCTGATATGTTCCCGCATTCCGTCAATGGCATATTTTCGGCCTTAAGCATTGCTATTAAATCATCGTTTTTCTTTTGGCCGGATGCTTTTTTAAAAGCTAAATAGTCGCTTTTAATTATATTCTTCAGCCTATTGCCATTATACACTTTATTGGAAGCATATTCAAATGCATTTTTGCCCCCAATTAGCCAATCTATGTTATGCCCAAATTCGTGGAACGCAACTTGGTAAGGCTTTTGATATCTACTGCCAGCCGCTGCGCTTGTTTCGTCAAAATGGATGCCACCATCGCCACTGAAAAAGTACGCGCCCTTTCTGTAGTTTCCATCAACGCATTTAAGCTCGTTCTGGTATTTTGCGTATATATCCCTTGCTTTTGTGTGCTTGCTTTTTTTAAGGGTGTTTTCCATGCCAGTCTTGAAGCTATCCGTAATTCCAGATGTCCCAGAGAATGTTGCCGTTGCTTTGCTTGCAACCTGTTTCCACCCAGCCCATTCCGCATAGGTCATGTTTGAAATAACCTCTGTTTCGCCCGTATCGGCGTTTCTGGCACGCCTCTGCGCCGACGAGGTGTCTATCCCATCCAACGCGGCAATAAGCGTACAGCGGCAGTTATATATCTCCCACGGTGGCCCTTGTGGGTCGCCGGGAAAACGGCAGCCGTTGGAAAATTTCTTGTCCTGCGCCACTTGTTCGCCGTCCAACATGGCATGAGAGTGGCGCGTTCTGCTGTCCAGCGTCGCGAGCCAACGTTTCTTGAGCTTAATGCCCATCTTTTCCGCCGCCGCATAGCTGTCCATGCGTCCGGCGTTCTGCGCGCCGGTGACGGCAGTTCTGGCAGTGCGGATGGCGGAATCGCGGCTCATGGTAGTAATGCGCTTTTGCAGGTCATCCGCCATGTGCTTGATGCTTTTGCCCTGCAAGATGGAGCTTGTCACGCTTGCCGTGATTTGCTTCTTGCCATACGCGAGGTCTATACCTCGCTTTAAGGCGCGTTTCGGGGGGTAATACGGCATTAAATCCGGCTGCTCTACCATAAGCCGCTTGACCGTCTGCTCGTCCCACAGGTCAAAGCCGACGTTGCCCGCTACTTGTTCGATGGTATAAGCCGAATAGTTGCGGTTGAGGGAGTAGATACCGGGCGTAGCATCGTTGGTGTAGGACACCGCCACGGCGTTTGCGTCGGTCACACGGTTGGCCACCTTGTCACGCATAGCCTGATAGCGTTCCCCGCGCCCGATCTGGTTCAGCCGCCATTGCTTATAGTCGGCCTCCGTCCATTCCTTTCCGTTCTGCACGGTGCCGATCAGCGCCTTCATTTCCTCGTCGCGCTGCTTGAATTGCTCAAAATATGCGTCGATGGTAGCTTGCAGCTCTTTCCCGGCCTCGCGGTATAGCTTCGCAATGCGCCGTTCCAGCGCGGCGAGTTCTTTCTCAGTCCGCAGGTGTGCCGCGTCCGGTTTCTGCATTTGCTGTCACCTCACGCATCAATCGTATGTACGCCATATTCTACGGCGCACTGATGCTCAATTTTGCAACCGCGGGCTTCACTCCAACCTTGTGCAAAATATGCAATGTCAGCCGCAGAAAGCAGTTCGATGGATTTTGCCAAGTACCACATAGGATTTGCGTCAACTGGTGCGTTCTGAAAAAAGCTGTTGATAACTTCAACATCTTCACCGATTGCGTCTTTTGCTGCTTGAATAGCATCGCTGCGAACGGCGAGAATTTCAGCATCAGTCTTTCCGCGCATCGGTTGTGAAATAAAAAGTCTTTTCATTCGTTCCCTCCATTTCCCCCAATTCTAGCCTCAAAGCTCCGGTCAATCTCTTCTGCAGCCTTCCGCTTTGCCATGTCCTCGTACTGGTCAATGTCACCGTTGATCGTCAACAGCTTCTTTGTGATGTACTCGTCATCGTAATACGCCGCGCCCAGAAGGATGTTCTGCGTTTCCTCGCTCTTGTTGATAATCTGATTACGCGTGTAACTCGGCTGATCCTCAATGCCTGCCAAACGCAGGATTTCCAAAATAAACCGAGTGACCTCGGATTCAAACTTATCCGTTTTCAAATCCAGCGGCGCATAGCTGGCCTTGATAGCCGTTGCCGTCTGGTTGCCGGCAGATACCGCCGCCGCGTCAAAGCACTGAAAATCTTCATACAGTTTACGTTTCAGCATATCTATCGTCGTATTTGTTCCTTCGTACGGCGCTTCAATTGCCTGCGGTGTTGCCTTCGCACCGCCGTCGCCGTCTGCGTGAGCCACATGCAGCGTTTTGAGCCGCTCCACAAACTTCGCATCGTCAAGATCGTCCATACCGTTGCAGTTGGACAGCACCCAATAGATCAGATTCCCCTCGTCTACATTGTTGACCATATTTGAGGACGCAAGGTCGAGCGCGTCAATGGTGTTGCGCTTGCCGGCAATTTCGGACAGACACCGCTTATTGTTTTTCAGCGGCACGATGGGAAAACTCGGATAGTTCCCGCCGTCGTAAATCTCTGTTTCGCCGACTTCGGCCTTGCGGATAACGAGCTTGTAGCTGCGCTTTTCCTGCAATACGCTCATATCTTTGTTCTTCGGCTGGAAATACTCGGTGAACCCGTCCAGCTCGTACAGCGTCGCTCTCAGCGGCTTATCCTGCGCCACCTGCCAGAACCGGATACCGGCTTTCATTGCGCCGTCCTCTTCATCATAGAGGGGGACAAACTCAAGCAGGGAGAACACCCGCAAATGCGTCAAATCCCAAAAGCCAAAGGACACACCCGCGATTTTCGCTTCACGCGCCGCATCCATGACTTCTTGGTCGAAGTCCGGGCATAGCTTGTTCGGCGTTTCCTTCTCCGCAAAGGTCACGCCGTTACCCAGAAGATACGAGACCTCCTGATCCACCGCCAGACCAAAGAAGCGGCTGGCAAGCTTGTGGTTTGCCGTCCACATATCCGTGTGGGAACGCCCTTGCATATCGTAGATGATCTTTTCATAACGGTTGATCGTGGGGTTCAGGCCGTTGTAGTATTCCTCCGCGTCCGCCGCCGTCTTATATGCGTGGGATTCGCGGTGCTCATTGATCGTGCTGCGGACAAACTCAATGCGCGCCTGCTCGTTGTCACCGACCGCCACAAGGTCGTTATATGTTTTGATAGCCGCTCACCATCCTATCTGTTCCAAAGTGGTGTATACTCGCGCCGATACGCCTTATTTTTCAAAATCGTATAGGCAAAATAGCGCGTCTCGTCCATTGCGTGATCGTTTTCTTTGATCGGCCTGTCATCGGCGGATTTTTCGTCCCACCGATATAGTCCAAACTCTCGGATGCAGTCTTTGCAGCTGCGATGAACCTTGAGAATGCCGTCCTGTAAAAACCGCGCTGTTGTCATAATGCCGTTGGTTACGTCGTTGTTTGCTTTGCGAACCATATAACCGCGCCGACGCAAAACCTCGATGAACGAGGCGGCAGACGGGTCGACGATGATGCTTTTGACATCCGCCTCGCCGATGAGCTTTTCGATCTCGTCGGCGTATTCCTCGTCCGTCTTGTTCTTCTGGTTCTCGCGCCCGGAATAGTAATACTCTCGGATGCGCGTTGCCGTCTTCCCGTCCCAGAGCCACAGCCCAGCGGAAAATGGGTTAAGCGTGCCGTAGTCGCAGGACACATAGTATTCTCCCTTTTCCGGAAGCTCGTCCACAATGCAGCTCTCGCCAAACATGGGATAGATCAGCCCCTCGGCCACCACCCACAAACCGCGAATGTATCGGTCGTAGAACACGCCGCTATACATGGCCTTTGTCCTCTCGATCATCTGCGGTGTGAGAATTGGGTTATCTTCCAGCAGGAAGTGAATGTGCTGCGTATTCTCCCGTTCGTTTTCTATCCACTCTTTGTAAAACCAATGCTGCGGTGATTCGGGGTTGCAGTTAAAAAAATATTTCGGATGCTCAAATGAAATCGCACGGGAAAGCGCTTGCTCCACAAACGAACGCGGCATAAGTGCCACTTCATCAAATAGAACCCCGGCAAGCGTGATGCCTTGTATGAGCATATACGAGCTTTCATCCTTGCCGCCAAACAGGTAAAACCAATTTTTTCTATCCCCACACCGAACGGTTAAAATTCTCGTGGAAACTTTGTAATGCATGGACAGAGCAACGCCCAGCCCGTCAATTTCCATCAACGGTTTTAAGATATTTCGCTCTGCCGCCTGCACCGTCTTCCCGCAAATAGCGAAATTTGTGTGGTCGTAGTTCTGCATCGCCCACAGCACAAATGCCATCGACATAACCGTCGTCTTTCCGGAACGGACGGAGCCGTCACAAATCAGCGCCATATCATCGGAGCTGATAAACTCCATTATTTTGCGCTGCTTTGCGGATAGCGTTTTAATTTGCATTGTTCTCGCCCTTTAACGCAGTAAGCAAAGCTGCCAACGCCGCAGGGTCGCCGCTTTTTTCGTTCTCGGAATTCCAACCGAAATTGCAGCCAAGCGAGAATTTCGCGCCGTTCGCACCGTCTTTGTCGTAGAGCCGAGATTCGGCATATTCCTCGCAGCGGGACTTCGCGCGCGTAACCGTGTCCGCAAACTCTGGCCTCGCCTGATAGTCCAGCAGTGCTTGTCTTCCTGTGAATCCAAGCGCCAATGCAAGCCCTGTGATTGTCGGGGGCTTTGCATTGATGATAATCGGCACCCCGTACTTATCTCGCACAGCGCAGCCGTCATCTCCGATAAACGGTTCGCCTTCGCACTTTTTGAAGTAAACGTCAATGGCTTCCTGCATTGCCTTTACGCTTTTCCATTTTCTCGGCGCTCCGCCAGCCATACGCTCACTTCCTTTCGTTTTGCTACCAGCCCCCGCCCCTTGGCCTTACATAGCAGACTTTACCCGCCCCGAAGGGCATACACTTACTGGCTCAGGCTCGCCCGGTGTTGTCGCCGATTTGGCCTGATTTAATCGCTCACCCCATGCTCGCGCGAACCATTATTGCCGCACTTTCAGGCGGGCTTTTCCCATTGCCAAAGGCAGCGGCTCTCCTCTTTTGGAGCGGCGAGGCGGTATTGAGCCGCCACACGTCCGCAATGTTGCCTATAGCCATTGCTTTCGCTTCTGCTTCTGCGCGCCGCATATATGATCGTCTTTCTCGCTTAGATTGTCATATGCTACCGGCAACTACGCTCCGAAAAGTCGTAGCCCCTATTCCGTCAGGTCAAACCGGTCTTGACGCATCAAGACAAGCGCAGTTTTCAGCGAGCATTGTCATTTCCGTGTGAGCCATGACGACAACGGTCTCACATTGTCCGGGCGCTACCCGGCCTCTGGTGCAGGCGGCTGGAATCTAACCAACACCCCGTGCTCCCTAAATCGGCACGCGCTCTGCTTGAGCTACATCTGCATGTTGCGGGGACGGTGTGAAAAGATGAAAAGCACCGCGCCCCGCTATGGCGCAGGAGGTTTAACGCCATAAATGAGAGAACCGCAAAGGCTTTTACACCTCTGCGATTCAATTTTCTCATGATTGCAACGCCCTAACTCACTTATAAGTGAGTTTTGCAAAATATTTTTATAAACTTTTTGGATAGTCCGACCTTCCAAGCAAGTAATCAATCGACACGCCGAAATAGTCAGCAATGCTTATCAGCGCGTCCATTGATGGTTTCTGCGTCCCCATCTCATACCGCTTGATGGTATTGCGATTCAGCCCGCACAGCTCAGATAATACGCAGCGCTTTAGCTGATGGCGTTCGCGCAATCTGCGCAGCCGGTCAGGAAACGTGCTCATTCCTCTCACCACCGAGCTTTCTTTTGCCCCACGCCCACAGGTTTCGCCACGGGTGGGTTTCTGCGTAATTGGCGCGCTGCTCGGCGTTGTAGCGCCTGTTGCGCATTACATTAAGGGCCTCTTGCTTAAAAGCACACTCATCATTCGCTCGCCCAAGCGCCGCCTCGGTGTCAGCGAGCTTGTTTCGCAGCGCATCCGCGTCCGCTTTCAGGTTCGCGATCTCGTTTGCCTTGTTGATGGCCTCGCCGTTCATCTGGTCAAGCCGCTCGGTCAAAGCAACGTTCTTTCGCTGCATCTCCACCTTTAAGTTCGCATATTCAGCAATCAGATCGTTCTTCTTGTCGATGCAGTTTTCCAGCGCGGTGATTTCCACTTCAAGCGCCGCAGTCTTCTCCTGCGCGTCCTCCACCATCTTCGCCATCTGGTCTTTGGTGTACTTCTTGATGTTGATGCTCATAATTTGGCCCCTTTCATTCGTAGCTGTTCTTCCCGCCCCCGGTTGCTCGTGATGCTCACGACCTTGCAGTCGCCGTATCGCTCGATGTCCATTGCAATTCGCTCCTTGATGCCCTGCGCATCGGCGGCGGGGACGTTGGCTTTAATCGTGATCGTCAGCATATACGTTACCTTTCACGTGCTCTTTCCACCACAGATATTCTTTGCGCTCTCGTCGATATTCAAAAATCAGGCTTTCCGCCTTGCAAATATCGCGGAATCTGTTGCTTGCTGCAATCCATGCAATATCAGCCAACCACCAGAAAAAGCATAACGCTGCGAGAACCGCTGCAATGCCGCCAATCGCTACAAAGAACATCCCAACGCCTTCAACAAAAGCTTCCATTCGTTACCCCTCCTTCGGCTTTCCGTAGCTGCAAAAATCATCTGCGCACATCGTTTCAAATGATTTCATACATTTGCCTTTCGGTCCGTCATCTGCCCCATAAGTATCGGGGTCATCATCCCAGCGCGCACAGTTCTTACATCGCACCACCGGTACGGCATCAACGGTCGGAGCATTATCAATGTCTACACAAGCACATTCATCGCGGTCAGCATTGTCGTACCATTCCCGTTCCCAAAATCTGTTGTATAGCGCGTCAGCATCAATCAGCCTCATCGCTGTCACCTCCGTCCATCTTCGCGCCACAATCCTCGCAGTATTTTTTGGTAGGCTTGTCCCAACTGCCCTCAGTGGTAATGACAAAGCCGCACACAGGGCAGCACCACTCATCCCCGCCAAGATGCGCCCAGCGGGTGCGCACCACCGGCGCGACGTCGGCGGCGGGCTGCGCTTTTACAAAGGCTCTTATATCCTCGTCAAGCATACCAAATTTATTCGTGCCGTAACAATCTATGCGAAGCAGTAACGCTTCTCGCTCAATGTATTCAGCCATTGTTAGCCCTCCTGTTCCACTTTTCGACGATAAATTTGGGTTCGCTATATACGCCACTTTCAAAATCACACTCTGGGCAGTATATATAGCACTCTTTTGGGCTGTTGCCATCTACTGTTTCAAGTATTGCTTCTCCGCCGCAGAACGGGCAAGGTTTTAGGTCATGCATCTTTTATCGCCTCCAATGCTTTCTCCGCCTCCTCGCGGGTGAGGAATACGGTCTTGCCGAAGCCATTTATCGATACTCCGTATTCCCGTCCGCGAGCGCCTATTGGCTCGATGCCAACAAAGCCAATCTCATTACCCAATCCGATCTGCTTAACCTCGCACTCGCTTAGATGCTTGTCCGTGTCCAGTAAGGCGAATACCCGCTGGCCCACCTTGCACGGCAGCACCACCACGCGCCCGTCCTTGTTTGCCTCGGCCAGCTCCCGCAGGCGGGTATAGTTGCAAAAACTTTCCAAATCAGCAAGTCGCATAAGCTTCAGCGCGATCTCGTCCGCCTTATCCTTTGGCAAAACCTCCTCCGGCGTCAGCCCCGTGTCCTCGTAGGCGGCAAGGCGTTCGCAGATTTCGACCTTAAATTCACAGTCCTCAGTGCGGCATCCCATGCCGCCGCACGGTTCTTCAAAGCATCTCGGGTAATGCGCATGCCCATTTTCGCGTTTTGTCAGTCGTTCCATCACTCCACCTCCTGCATCCAGAACTTGCGGCGGCAGTCCGCGCACCCACCAAGGCGTCTCAAGTCGCAGACATACGTCTTGTCATCATTTCTTGGGCATATCCCGACAACTCCAGCATCGTCCGTCATGCAGTTAGGATGCTGCTCCAGAAACACGCTCTGCCGCGTCTTGCGCGGGTTCTCCTTCGACCACTGCTCAACGGCAGCAACGATTCTCTTGCAATCTTCATCTGTGGTGGAGCTCTCGATAACGCATTTGCTATCGTCAAGCGGGCAGCCATCGCAATGACTATAGTAGTTGCACATTCTTTTCCGTTCTCTTAAAAATTCCAGTGCGTCCATCTTTTCCTCCTAAAATTTAAAGCTCTCTCTGAGCCTCTTCCCATTGATATCCGCCTCCGCCGTAAAGTAGCGGTGCGCCTCGTTTGCGTCCTCAAATTTCATAAAGCAGCCCCAAAAGGTCTGTGATTTTTTGCCGCTATGATGTCCGAAAAGGGGGCGTTCGCCGACTGCCGCCCAAACATCTGCGGCGGCGCCCTGAAACTCGATAGGTAACGCGCCGCCAAGTATGCCAGCACCGTGCTATCCTTACCACCGGAAAATGACACATAGCACTTTCCGTTCCACGCGGTGTACCACTGGTCGAGTTTTTCGTATGTCAGGATTTCCTTGTCTTCCAGATCGAGGGCTAAAAGCTGTTTCGCCGCCTCCTTCGGAATCGGCTGATTGCTATACCCTTCCACGGCGTCCCTCGCATTCCCCGAACAGCTCGCGGAACGTCATCCCCGTCAAATCTTCCAGCGCCAGCAACAGCCGCACCGTTGTATCGCGGTCGCCGCGCGCCCACGCCGACACCGTAAACTGCGACGTGCCGAGAGATTGCGCCAGTTCGGTTTGGTTATAGTTCGTCTTTTCCAGTGCTTCTTTCAGCGCCGGATAGGTGCAGAACTCAAACGGCGTTTTCGGTCTCATGACCTTGCTCATGCGTGCACCTCCCCGAAATATTCCTTGTATTCTCGGTTGCTCCAACGTGTCCAAACGCCAACATACCAAGACTTCCCGGTAGGCTTCTTCTGCGATTTCGCGACTGCGTGTGATACCGTGGAAAGCGACGTACCGCATAGACGGGCTAACTCGCTTGGCGAATCTGCCACACACACAGGAATCCCTGCGTGATTTCAATCGAGTTTCATGTAAATGCGTTTTGAGATCATTCCGCACCGCCCGTCTCTCCGAGCAGCGTCCCGACGGTCACGCCCAGCGCTTCGGCAATGTACTGATACGTCAGCAGGAAGCTCATGCACTTGCCGGTCTCAAGGTTTCGGATGCTGTTGCGCGATATGCCCGACTTTTCCGCCAGCTTCTTCACACCAAGCCCCCGCATGGTTCGCCATTTGCGGATGTTTGCGCCGACTTCCTCCGGCGAAAGCATCCCATTCTTTGACGGCGGAGATTCCGCCAAAATATCACTTACGGAAATATTCAGCGCTTCGCTGATCTTGTACAGCGTCGGCAGCTTCGGGTAGTGCTCACCCTTTTCCAGCTTCCCGATATGCCCCTGCCCGCATTCCACCATTTCGCCAAGGCGAAACTGGCTGATGCGGCGCACTTCGCGAATATTCTTGAGCCGTTCGCCCAACTCTTTTTCTGTCAACATCTTTTCACTCCCTCATTTCGTTCGTTGATAGCGCCTCGTCTTAAACTGCCGCGCGCCCCAATAGGCGCCGCGTTCCTGCGTTTGGCGCGCTTCCTCTTCCTTCGCCTCGTTGTACTTGGCGATATCCGCCTGATAGTACGGGCAATCGCTGTGGCAGCCTACATGCCGCGTTGGCGGCTTGCAGCTGTGGCAGTGTTCAAAACTCATCTCTGTCCTCCACGCTCCTGATTGTTACCGCCGTAAACGGTTCTTCCATCGTGTAAATTTTTCTCCCGTAAACGCTATACACGGCAGAATCGTCCTTGTACGCATAGCCATTGAGCGCGTCCAGTACCGCCTTGATGATGTTGTCAATGTCTCCGCGCTTGAGATACGGGGCCAAATGCAATTTCCCACTTTTGCTTTTTGGCGTTCCCGATGGGATGGGGAAATAAGCATTTACCATGACATCCAGCGCTTCGCCATCTTCAAACGGCTTTTCGCCGCACTCGAGCCACGCCGCGCGAATCGCAGATTCGAAAATCTGCGTGCTTTTCGGCGTATATGCCCCATGCCGCGTAACGCGTGGTCTTCCCTTCGGCACGGGTCTCCCATCAACGGCAAATGTGACTATTCGTTCCATGTGTCAACCTCCCATTTCGGCAGCCGCCGCTTCCCACGTCAGCCCATGTTCTCTCGCATAGCGCGATACGCTCGGCATAAATGCCTCCTGTTCGGCTATCCGCTCGATGTATGGTCGCATCCACGCAACCGAAACGTGTGGGGAAGCGGTGCCCCTGATCTTTGCCAGCACTTGTCCGACCTTCGGGGGGAATCCCCTCGTGTCCTCGGCAATCAGCGCGTCCACTGCGTCCTTTGCCGCAGCAGGATCTTCCCCGCCCAGCATGTCCGACCAGAGGGCAACCATCTCTTCTGCTTCTGCACGGGTCATCTTGGCATATGCCTGCGGATAAGCCTGTTTTAATCGCCCCAAAAGGCCAATTACGTCAGCTCTTTCCACGGTTCTTTTCCTCCTCAAGCATCTCGGCAAATACATCGCCGTAGACAAACGGCTTATTCTGCGGCGCTTTGCCGCCCTTGTCCTGCTCTCTGGCAAGCCAAGCAGTGATGAAACGCTTGATTCCTCCGCGTGTTTTTCGCTTGGTAGGGTTTGCGTCGCACCACCCTGCCATGTTTCTGAGCTGTTGTAGAACGTCAACGTTCGGATAGAGCTGCGACCATTTGGACCTGTCATTCTCCAACACGTCGAAAAAAGTCCCGTCATTCAGCGGCAAAGAAATCACCGGCGGCGCGTCAGCCGCTTGCGGCTTAGCGCATAATATGTACTCTTCTTTACTCTTCTCTACTCTACTTTTCTCTACTTTACTTTGTTCCGAAATGTCAGCATTTTTTGAAAGAATGTTTACATTTTTCGCTTGAATGTCAACATTGGTCAAAATTTGGGCGACATCGACCAGAAGGATGTTGTAATCGACTTCAAGAACTTTACGGCGGCTGACTGCCTCGAAGTAACGCGTCTGTATCCCTTTGGACGTCAGTACACGGTACTTGTCATATTTCTCTTTGTCGAACATCCCTCGTCTGATAGAAGCCTCTACTATTTCGGAAACGACGCTCCCACCCAACCCGACCTTGCGGGCGAACAAAAGCGCAACCTCCTCTGTCCATTCAATGTAGTAACCCGCCTTGCCGTAAATTTCTTGCAGCAAGTGAACGACTACACCAAATCCTGTCAAGCCAAATTCTGCCTCTATCAGTTCAAACTTTGCATCCAATACGACATCAAGCGGAAAATAATCAATCCCGCTTTTTGCCATGTGCTCACTCCTTGTACGGGAACAGGCAAATATTCGTTTCGTGATCCGAAAGAATATCGCAAAGGATTTCTACCTCTCGTTGGCTTAGCCCATTGATGCGGATAGCACTCGCCGTGGGATCATCCAGATCCGCGACGCTTTCGCAGTCATAAATCAGTGCATCGTATAGCATCTTCATCCCTCCAATCAGAACGGCAGCTCGCCGTCATCCTCGCCGACCTCGACAAAGTCGCCTGTGGCGCTCTCTGCGGCGTTTCTGTTCAGGGCGGTATCATTACCCTCCGAGCGCCTGTTGTCTGCGAAATACACGCTGTCAGCCTGCACCTCGTAGCTCCTGCGCTTGTTGCCGTTCTTGTCCGTCCAGTCGCGCATCTGCAAGCGTCCCTCGACGCCGATCATGCGACCCTTATCGGCATAGTTGCAGAGCACTTCTGCCGTGCCGCGCCATGCGACAACGTCGATCCAGTCTGTGCCGCCCTCCTTGCCGTTGCGATCAACGGCAAGAGGGAACGACACAACGGATACGCCGCTGTTCGTCTTTTTCAGTTCCAAGTCACGCCCGATGCGTCCCATCAGGCACACGCGATTCATGCTCACTGTGCGTCACCGTCGCTTTCGATGACCTCGCCGGTCGTCTCATCCACGGTGAAGTTCTCCGCCTCGATGACCGTGTCATCGCTCACGGAATACATGTCCTCACTGATCTTCGTTTTGATGGTCTCGTCCTGCGCCACCGCGCGGACAAAGTCACTCTTGAGCGGCGCATACTTGAGCACGCGCTTAAGCACGGTTTTCTTTGCCATTTCCTCGAAATTCGTCTGCCACGGGCCATTGCTGTATGCCTTGGAAAAGCGCTTCGCGTGGTTGCGAACGTCCTCAACGCTCATCACGTCATAGCCAAAGCCACCGTCCTTTGTGCGAAACATCGCGTAGATGAATTTCGGCTCGCCGCGCTCGCCGCAGGCGGGCTTGTGGTTGAGCTTCGGCTCAAGGCCGAACGAATACTCAAATTCGTCGTGCTCGTAAACGACCTGCGCCTGAATGATGCTGACCTCACCGCTGCGGTACGCAAGGTCAATGAGCCCCTTGTACCCCAGTTGGAATTGGCATTCCAGTTGACCGTGGTTGCGGTACGGAATCAGGTACGCCTGCCCGAGTGGCGTGTTCGGCTCCATGCCGAGCTGTGCCGCCGTCATCATCGCGCCAAGGAAGCTCTGCGGCGTCGTCTGCGCGAGCTGCTTGTTTGCGCTCAGAGCAGAAAGCGTGATGCGCGTGAAGCGCTCCGGCGTGATGACGCTCGGCAGCGCCTTGGCGATCTCGCCCTCCATCTGCTTGATGTACTGCTGCATCGTGGGATTGCCTTTCTTTACGGCCTGCGCGCCCTGCGCGTTCTGAATCAATCCTTCCTTCATCTTTCTTTGCCCTCCTTCACCGCAAATTTGCGGAAATTTGTCGTTTTGTAGTAGCCGCTCAAGTCCATTTCTGGGTGATCCTTGGAAAACGCCTTTGCATCAAAGGTCTGCCGCGACTGTCCTTTCCAGTCGACCGTGTATTTCCCGCAGTAGCCGCGCTCGTTGTCGCCGAGGTCGGTCATCAACTGCTGCTTGATGGCGTCCGCGTCCTTCTCGATGGCCTTTTTGCGGCTCATCAGGTATTGGTACTGCTCGATCAGGCTTTCGCGCCCGAAGAGATTTACCTCTCCGCCGCCGCCCTCGTAGATGGTCGTGATCGTCTCCGTTGTGCTCTCCACACCGTCCATCGGCGGAGGGCTGTCGGATTCCACGTAGTCGTGCCAGAAGTCCTCCGCGCACCGTTTGACCGCCTCGATCTCTTCCGGACTGACATACACGCTGCTTTCGCACCATTCCGGCGTTTCATCGTCTTTGACCGTCGTGATCTGGTAGCAGTAAAAGCCCTTGCCAAGTACCAGTGCCGCCAGATACCACCGCTGCCATCCGGTCACGGCGAGATACGACACGCACTGCGCGTAGTAGCTCTCGGGGAAGTCGCCGCCATCGTAGCGCTTGAGATTCAGCGCGCTCGCCGTCTTGCATTCAAGGCCGGAGCTTTCACCGAGGACTTGCCGGTCGATGTTGGCGTGCAGGTGGGGGCAATCCTCGCGGCGCAGCAAGTAATTCATGCGGCGCACGCTCTTGCGGCTCGCCTCTTCAAAGCGACTTGCCACATACGGCTCAAGGTCGCGCCCGACGCGCATTGCCTCGTTTTCCGGCTCATCTCCGATCCTGCCGGTCTTTTCCGCCCATACTGTGTAGGGCGAACGGTAGCGGTTCAGGCCGAGCACAGCGCCCATGTCGCTTCCGCCGAGGCTCTTTCGCCGCTCTTCAAGCCAGTCTTCGCGGCTCATGCCGCGCGTTAATATCTTCTGAATCTTCATCTTTTCGCTCCTTCAAAAATTCGCTCCCGCAGTACGGGCAGCTCGCTACGCTGTGCAGCCATACGCCGCGCTCCCCGTCGAGGTTCTCCCGCGCCAACGTTTCAATGGCGTCCTCAAAGTCCACGCCGCACGATTCGCAGTGCATCATTCCAGCACCTCCAAATACGCCATCGCGCTCTGCACGCCGAAGGCGCGTGCCGCCTGATGGCCGTTGAAAAACGCGTCGATGTGGTTGCCGTTTACACCGCCGCCGCAGTCCTCCGCGATGTAACTGTGCTGCGTGCCGTCCGGCCAGATCAGCAGCACGCGCGAGCCGTAGGGGATCACCTTCGGGTCAACGGCGATCGTGCGGCCCTCGGTCGCCCAAGTGCCGGTCGCGGTGTAGCCGTTGGCCCATACGCTGCAGCACTTGCTGCACGCACAATAAGCTGTGAGCGTAAACTCGCCGAGAAACACGTCGTTGCACACCGCGCTTTCAGTCGCGGGAATATCCCACGCGGGATCATACTCCTCGATGACTGTCGAGGATTCCTCGGGGCTTGCTTCGACCGCCTGCGCGCTGGTGGCGAGGATGGAGATCACGATCAAGAGGATCGTCGCGCCCAGGCACGCCGCCGCGAACAGGGCAGATTCGTCGGCCTTGCGCTGCTCTCTCGTGCGCTTGTCATGCCGTCTCATCGTGTCACCTCTTCCATCGTGATTTGTGCGGGTTTCTCAAATAGCGGCGCAAGCATTTGTTCCTGCGCTGCCCTGTAGAAATTCTTGTCGATCTCAAATCCGTAAGCATTGCGGCCCAGCTCATACGCCGCGCGGAGGGTGGTTGCGCTACCGGCGCATGGGTCGATTACAACGTCGCCGGGATCCGTAAAGACTTCAATCAATCGTTTCAGCACATTCACCGGCTTCTGCGTGGGGTGGATATTGGGAATGTCCTTCCCGTCGCGCTCCCACTTCTGCCAGTCAAAAACCATCTTTCCCGTGCCGCGAATCGGTTTCCCATCTTCGCCGATCTCTCGACCGTTGTTGAATTTCGGGAGCTTGTCACGGTAAAGCACCACCGCGAACTCTGTCGCGCCTACCACTCGCATATTGGCTTTAAGCACCTGCGCGGAATAGTTTTTGCAGAAAAACATCGGGTAACTGTTCTTGAATCCGTACTGTTTTCCGTACTCCATGACGGTCTGCATCTGGTCAAATGCGCAGAAAACAAGCATTGCCGGGGCTTGGCCTTTCTCTTTTGGTTCTTTCTTCAAAAGGCGGTTGCAGAAGTGCATATACTCGGCGATCTTGAAATAGCCATCGGAATTGAAGAAACTGCTCTTTGCCTTTTTGCTCTCGCCGTTTTTGTTGTCGCCACCGATGTACCACGTCGGGTTACTGCCGTAGGCATCAGCGCCGATATTGTATGGAATGTCCGCGATCACGAGCTGCGCCTTTGGGATTCCGTATTTCTTGAAGTTCTGGAAGTTGTCATGGTACAGCTCGCACTTCACCCCCTGCACCCCCTATCGATGTAGGGCAGCAGCTCATACAGCACCTTGCCAACCGCGCAAGCGCCGATAACGGCGAGCCCCGTCGTGAAGTCGCAGCCGTTGAGCACGATCACCGTAGCGGCGATGCCGCCAAAAAACAGTGTGTCGATCATTTCGTGCCTCCGATCAGCATGAGCTTTTCCGCGTCCGTGAATTGCAAAACTCGGTCAAGCTCCCAAATTTCCTCTAAAGTCCAGCGGGAACGCCCCGCCATTCTGTTGCAAATTTGCGTTTCCGATAAGCCGATTTCCTCGCCCAGCTCCTTGCCGGTGCGAATCAACGCTCGTCCCATCGCGCCGCGCACGGCTCGCTCAAGGTCATTTCGCCGTCGCGTTAACTGTTGTGGCTTTAGCATCTTGCCTTTTCCTTTCTCTCGTGCTACAATAAGCACGGACACAATATCTTGTGGTAAGATTTGTCCCTTCGCCCTGTTCGGCCTGCAACGCTGAACAGGGCTTTTCTTTACCCTTTCATTCAATCGGCTCCAAGTCAAAAATGCTGTCGGGGTAAAAGCTCCAACTCCCAAATCGGGATTTGCTGCACTGTGAGTCATAAAGCCACTCATTCAGCTCGATTTTCTTGGAAGTCAGCGCCGCATCTTCCACGGCGTTTTTCGCTTCGTGCATTTCGATGTAGGCCTTCTGGCGGTTAAAGTTATTGATGGATTGTGGCGTTTCGAGCACGCCCACAAGGATAACCACTACCGCCGTGACTATGGCAATGATAGAGATTACTTCTACTGCCAACAGGCACAAAGAGAAATCTATCTTTTCCTCAAGCCAATGTGAAACGCAGATGCCGATGATGCCGGCAACGATTACGATAACCCAGTTCATGCGCCCTCCTTATCCGCTCTTGCAGTCTGCGCAGCTTCCGATGCCGCTCTGATCTCCGTTTCAGTCACGCCGTACAATCTGGTCAACGGTCTAATGTACTTGCTTGCGATGCCATTCACGCCGCGTTCCCAGTTCGACACCGCGGAAACTCTTACGCGGAGTTTCTTTGCTACGTCTTCCTGCCGCAAACCGGCATTCTCTCGGATTGCCTTTAATTCCAAGCGTTCTCCCCTCCTTATAAAGTTCAGAACTTTATATTGACAAACGCAACCAACGCCGCTATTATGTAAGTGTCAGCCAACAAAATATCGGTTATAAGTCCGCAAAAACGGGAAATCCGTTGGGGGCTTGGTTTTTTGTTGCCTTAATTAAGTTCTGTAAGGCTATTATATTCACTATTTTAGTGAAAGTCAATCGATTTTCGCTAAAATAGTGAATCTTGGCGCATTGTACAATTCCCTCAGGTTTGAATTAGCAGATAAATACAAAATGACATAGGAGACAAAAATGCCGATCGGTGATTTTATTAAAACCCACGGGGTGAATTTTTTAGTGGCAAGAAACAAAGAAAACGTATCCACTGAAAAGGGCTTGCCGACTTGCGATAAAATGCGGGGAAAAGATGCTATCAATTTCCTCCCAACGGTCGATATAAAAGAAGGAGACGTCCTGACTTTCCCTGACGGAAGAACGGTATATGTTTCTGAAATTTCAACAGAATACTTTAATGGTGCTGCAAATTATTTGACCGTGTACTATCAGAAAACGCCTAAGTCGGAACCCCCTGTACCTCAATCGCAAACAATTTTTAATATTGGAACCGTTACAAACTCGGTAATTGGCAATAACAATTCTGTCTCCGTTTCTATCCAAGCGATGAAAGAGCGTGCCGAGCGAGACGGCGGGAGTGATAAAGAAACCCTGCAAGAAATCATTTCCATTTTAGAAAAGATTCTCGCAGGGCAAGAAACGCCAAAACCGGGTCTATTAAGTAAATTCGGTGCTTGTATGGAGCGCAATTCGTGGATAACGGGAGCTATCGCGTCTGCTTTAATCAACTGGCTGGTTTAAGGCCACCTGAGTTTCCGCAAAACAGCAATCAAGATCGAGCGTCAAGCGTGCACTACCATCGCTGTTCTGCTCCAAATGATACGCCTTGACATTATTGATCTCAACACCGCCAATTTTTACACTGTAATACTTCCCAAAGCATGAAACGGTAATAGATTGCAAGTTTTCTTTTTTCATAAGGTAGCTCCTTCCTATTTGTTAAGACAATTTTATTGTATTCACTATTTCAGTGAAAGGCAAGCATATTATGGATTTATTTAATGATAAGATTAAACCGCTTTTTGACAGTTCTGGAATGACGGATAGGGAAATTGAAATAGCCCTGGGTCTCCCACGAGGCGTGATTTATAAATGGAAATCCGGGAAGTATAAAAGTTATACGGACTATCTTCCACAAATTTCAAAACACTTTCACATATCCGCCGATTATCTGATGGGCATTGACACCCACAAGTCTCCGGTCAAGGCCGAGGGCGTAAAAGAAAGCACACCCGATTCGAAGACCGAGGGTGAGGATGCGCAGCTTGCGCAGCTTATTGCTGGGTTTAGCCGATTGTCTCCGCAGCAGAAGAGTGCGGTGCTTGCTGTGATAGAAGGTTATCAACCATCGCAAGAATAACATTTTTCTGCTCTGGCGTCAGGTTGGCAAAAAGTTCTGCCGCTTTTTTCGTTTGTTCGTCCATAATTATGTCCCTCCAAATATTTTTGTAACGGGGCTATATGTCGATTGTTGCACATAGCGGTGCAAGCATCAATATCTCGAAGTAAAGGCACTGCCGCCCTCTGCAACAAGCGGCAGTGCCTTTTTGCAGCCAGCGGGAAGCGGTCGCCGCTGCTTGTTTTGACCATACTCCGCTTTACCTTGGCAATTCAACACCGAAACATTGCAATAAGACAGCGCTCGACGTAATTCGACAAGCCCTCATCTTGCGACTTCGCGGCGCGAAAATCGAAAAAAATTAAGGTGGCGTAAATGAACATTCAAGAAGTGTGTAAATCCCGTAAAGAAGAACTAAAACTAACCTATCAAGACATTTCCGATGCTTCCGGCGTACCGCTGTCCACCGTGCAGAACTTCTTTTCCAAATTCTCTAAAGCACCGTCTATCTATACGGTCGCGCCCATCTGTAAGGCGCTGGGAATATCGCTCGATGAAGTGTTCGGAATTTCCGAACGGTTGACGCCCACCGAGGAAACCTTGCAGGCGCGAAATGATGAGCTGGAACGCCACGTCGACGCAAAGGCCGACACCATTGAGATCATGCGGCGCGGCGTGCATATCCGAAACGGCGTGATTGCTATAATGTTTGCCATTATCGTTCTGCTGGCCGCGTGGTGCTTGTACATTGATTGGAGGGGGATTTGATGAAGATACCAAAAGCAAAACTACTACCGTCCGGCAACTGGAATGTCAGTGTCATGGTAGACGGAAAGAGGGTGTCTGTCACAGCTCCTACCAAGCGGCAAGCGGAGAATGAAGCTGCCGCGTTGAAGTCCGGTGCGAAGTCTGCCGCTCGTGCGTCTGAGCGCACGGTCGGTGACGCTATCGACCGATACATTGACAGCAAGGACGCGATACTTTCTCCCTCCACCGTAAACGGGTACAGGAAACTGCGCAAGGTGATTTTCCCGGAGCTGATGGGTATAAAATGCTCTGCGTTGACACAGGATCGCGTGCAGCGTGCCGTGAATAAGATGGCGCGGGAAAAGTCCCCTAAGTATGTCCGCAACGCTTACGGCCTGTTTACGGCGGCAATGTCGGAGGAATGCCCGGATAAAGTGTTCCGTGTATCTTTGCCGCAGAAGGAAGCGCCTAAAATCAAAATACCTACCATGGAAGAAATCAGAATCTTGCACGAGGATTGCAAGGGCACAGTATTTGAATTGCCTTTCTTGTTGGCCGTCTGGCTCGGCCTCCGTACATCGGAGATCAGAGGTCTAACATGGGATTGCCTTGACGGCGATATTCTGACAATCAAGCAAGCAATGGTAGACGGCGAGGACGGTCCGCAGCTCAAGCAGCCAAAGACCTATAGCGGCAACAGAAAACTAAAAGTCCCGCCGTATATTATGGGGCTGCTTGACGAAACACCGCACACAGATGAGTATATTGTCCATGCGACCAGAAATGTCCTGTATAAGCATCTGCAACGCGCGTGTGCCCGCTGCGGAGTTCAGCCGTTCCGCTTCCATGACCTCCGCCATGTAAACGCATCGGTTATGCTCAGGCTCAATGTCCCTGATAAATACGCAATGGAGCGCATGGGGCACTCTACAAACAACATGCTTAAAAACGTATATCAGCACACCATGGATGATAAAGCCGTAGCAGTGGCAGATGCCGTTGACGGCTTTTTTGAATCCGAATTTCATCTGTAATTCCATCTGCAATCCATCTGCAAAAACGCTGTTTTAACGGAAGATAACTTGCAAATATCACAAGCAACGCGTAAACAGGTAAGCCCGAAAACCCTTGCAAATACAAGAAAAACCCCGCAGTCGTTGAAACTGCGAGGTTTTTTCATTGGTGGAGGCGGCGGGAGTCGAACCCGCGTCCGAAAGCACTTTAACAGGACTTTCTCCGGGCGCAGTCAGGATTTAAACATTTCCTCCGCGCAAGGACACCTGACGGACCTTACGCTTTGGTAGAGTCATGATGCGTGGGCAGGTCAACTCTTTCCCGCCTCACGGACGCCACGTTTACGACGCCTTCCCCGGTCCGTGGCCTCTCCGGTTCAGACGGCCGCCTACTTAGGCAGCGAGAGCAACTTCGTTGTTGTTCTTTAATTTATAAGTTACCCGTTTTATAGAGGTCAGGCGCCTCTGCCCGCTTATCCTGCCTCCACACCCCCGTCGAAACCGGTACGCCCCCGTGTGAGCGGCGCACGACAAGTGCGCCGCGAATACGGGAAACCCGTCAGGTATGCGAAAGCAAAAGGAAACGAAA